ATGGTTAGAGACTCGGAACAGTGCTAGCCCCAGGTCATAGCCCTCATTCATTCTGAGGCTAATATCTTTTAATGCGGTTCTTGGTATGTGGTTCATTGTGTAAGCTCCTTAGAAGTACCCTAGAGGGTGGTTGGTTTCATCAAATACGCGAATAGCAACAAGTTTCTTAGAGTTGTTGACGTTTTCTACTTTGTAAGTCCATCCCTCCGTCTCGTTCGCGGTGCATTGTGTGCAAATGCGCTCGGCCTGGTCACGAGTGAAATAGGTTTGAGGGGTTTCAGTTGATAGGGTTAGCATTTTTTAATCTCCTTAGTTATTGGGGAACAAGTCCCCAAGGGTTCAAACGGTTGTCGGCTCGCGGAATAGTGCTAGCTCATCCGGACTCATAAAGCGTTGGAATAGCTCGGCAAATCCCTGCTCTAATTTGCGAGCATTGTTGGTGTCCGCGTAGTAGTAAGCCTGGGCGATAGCAGTAGCGAAGCTCCCGGCGTTTGCTCTCTCCATGCGACAAGCTGATCTTCTAAATGCGTCGCATTGTTTGTTTTTTAGTAGTTGTTCGTTTGTCATTGTGTAAGCTCCTTAGTAGTTAATGCAATAACCTATTGCATAACGTGATCTTAAAGTATTGCGTTGACCTTGTAAATTGAATTGTTTCTATGCAAAATTGAAAGTCGATAGCTTTTACCTATTGCATACAATCCCGGCTCATGCAATATTAAAGCGGGCGATTGTCTCGCCTGGTTGCAGTTCTGGTTGTGTTCTGGTATGATCGCGCCCATTATTAACAGCGAAGCGGAGCAGTCTAAATGCCTAGAGCAATAGTAAAAGAGGAGATTAAAAACAATCCCTTTGTGGATGTGCTCGGAGGCCTGGGCAAAGGACTAACCGCTAAACAAAAGAGATTTGCTGAGGAAGTAGCAAGAGGAGAGAAGGGATCAACTGCATACCGGAAAGCATTTAATAGCAAAGGTAAGCCAAGCACAGTTGCAAATAAAGCCTATCAACTCAAGAGCCGGGAAGATATACAGGCCACAATCGAAGCCATAAACCGGGCGAATGAGGTAATGAAATACCAAACCGCAGAAGGCCTGCGCTCCTTGGCTGTATCTACACTGGTTGACGTGCTCACAAACCCCGAGACTTCCCAGGCCGTGAAGGTTCAATGCGCCCGCACCATTGGAACAATGACGGAAGTCTCACTGTTCACGCACAGGACAGAGAGCAAAGTCATACACTCAAGCGAGGATATAAAGGCCAAGATATTAAAAGAGATTAGCTCCCTAATGAATAGCTCGGCAGAAGATGTGATCGCCCGCGATGCTGATTCATTACTCAACGAACTAACCGCGCCACAATCAACAGAGCACACGCAGAGCGCGAACGAGCAGGAGCAGGAGGCCGGGGAAAATTTCCAGGACGCGCAGACCCACCCCGCCCCGACCCCCACTTCAGCTCAGACGGAGTCACTAGCACCCACGCATACTATTCCACACCCTCAATCACTATCTAAAAATATTCCAGACCCTCACCCACCCTCCAAAAACAATGATGACCCCCTTGGTCTTAAATCAGCATAGTCAAAAAAATATATAAAAAAATGCAGGACTATAGGACTGAAGAATGCAGGACTATAGGACTGAGGAGCAAAGCGATGGATCCAGTTAGTAAGTATTTAGCATTAATGGAGCGCAAGAGAGAGCGTTTAATTAGAACTATTTTAGGGGGTCACACTAAACGTTTCATGTGCCACCCCACTAAAGTATTAAATACTAAGATGATTGCAAAACGAAAGGATCTAAATTACGAACAGTGTTTAGAACTTAAGATGACAAAAAACCAAGCAAACGTATTTATATTTATAGATGAGTATTGGAAGATGAGGGGATATGGGCCGACTGTGAGAGAGGTGATGGAGCACAGGAAGAGTAAGAGTTTGGGGAGTACGCACGAGATAATAGATCGGCTGGTTAAGCTTGGGGTGTTAAAGAAGATGAAGGGGATGGATAGGAGTGTGCGGCCGGTGTATATAAATTTTAGGAATTTAGATGTCCCAGATTGAAGAGTTATTGTCTCGCTTGCCGGCTACCGAGCAGGAGAAGTTTTTAAAACAAATGACGGAGTACAAGGATGCGCTTCAAAGGGAGAAGTGTCAGCAGAGCTTTTTGGATTATGTGAAATATATGTGGCCGGGGTTTGTGCACGGCAGACACCACGCTGTGATGGCTAAAAAATTTGAAGAGGTTGTACATGGGGATTGTAAGCGTCTTATTATCAATATGGCTCCTCGGCATACTAAGTCTGAGTTTGCATCTTACCTTTTGCCTAGTTGGTTCCTTGGTAACTATCCTGATAAGAAAGTTATCCAGTCGAGTAACACTGCCGATTTGGCTGTTGGCTTTGGTAGAAAGGTTCGTAATTTGGTGGATAGCGAGCAGTACGATTCTATCTTTCCTGGTATTGCTTTGGCTGCTGATAGTAAGGCCGCTGGTAAATGGAACACCAATGCTGGGGGTGAATATATAGCGATTGGTGTGGGCGGTACGATGACGGGTAAGGGCGCGGACTTAATGATTATTGACGATCCGCACTCTGAGCAGGAGGCAAGATTAGCTCAAGGTGATCCAACTGTATTTGACTCTGTGTTTGAATGGTATACATCTGGCCCGCGTCAGCGTCTTCAACCTGGTGGACGGATTGTGATTGTGATGACACGGTGGAGTGATAAGGACTTAACTGGCAAAATTTTGCGTAACGCCTCCGGCGAGGACTGGGAGGTTATTGAGTTACCGGCGATCATGCCGTCTGGTAATCCGCTATGGCCTGAGTTTTGGCCGCTTAAAGAATTGTCCGCTGTTAAAGAAGAGATTGGGATATACAAGTGGAACGCCCAGTATCAGCAGCAGCCAACTGGTGAAGAGGGTGCGATTATTAAGCGGGAATCGTGGAGAAGGTGGAAGAGTGATATGCCGCCGCCTTGTGATTTTATTATTCAGAGTTGGGATACTGCGTTTACAAAATCGGAGCGGGCGGATTATTCTGCGTGTACGACCTGGGGTGTTTTTAGTTTAAACGAAGACCCGACTGATAAACATATTATTCTCCTTGATGCATATAGAGATAAGCTGGAGTTTCCTGCGCTCAAAAAAGCTGCGCTGGAAGGATATAAAGAATGGCAGCCCGATGCGTTTATTGTTGAGGCAAAAGCAGCTGGTGCTCCGCTTGTGTTTGAATTAAGATCTATGGGAATACCGGTTAGCGAGTACACTCCTACCCGTGGAAATGACAAATTTGTGCGGCTTAATAGTGTGGCCGATTTGTTTAATTCAGGGAAAGTATGGGCGCCAGATAAACGGTGGGCGGATGATTTAATTGAAGAGATGGCCAGGTTCCCTAACGCGGAACATGATGACTATGTGGATAGCTCAAGCCAGGCGTTGATTAGATTTAGGCAGGGTGGGTTTTTAAGATTACCCAGTGATGAGGAAGAAGAGCCTCAATACTGGAAAAGGCGTAGAGCTTATTATTAAGGAATGATATGTTGAAATTCATAGATAATATTTTATTAAAAATAATTGCTTGGCTTTATTTAAAGCACACAATTATTTCTTTGAAAATTCAAGTTAAACAACTAAAGAGTGCTCGCCCATATCCTGCGCCAGATTTGTCTTATGTAGAAAGTAGTTTAAAAGAGTTTGGCGTGTCTTATGAAGAAATGAAAAAAACTCATTCTTTATCAAGAGTAATTTAAGGATTTAATATGTTAGATAAAGCATTGTATTCAAACGTTCCGCAACTCAATACGGTTGAACCGGATATAGAGATTGAAGTTGAAAATCCAGAGGCCGTGCACGTTGGCATTGGCGGGATTGAAATTGACTTAGATCCAAAACATGAACACGAAGGATCGGAAGATTTTTACGCTAACTTGGCTGAAGACATGGATGAAGGCGAGCTTCAGTCTTTGGCTCAAAAGTTGATGGAAGAAGTGGATGCGGATGTTCATTCCCGTAAGGACTGGGCTGAAACATATGTCAAAGGTCTTGAAGTATTGGGGATGAAATATGAAGAAAGAACGGAACCTTGGAACGGAGCTTGTGGTGTTTTCAGCACGGTGCTTACAGAAGCTGGGATTAGGTTCCAAGCAGAAACGATTACTGAAACGTTTCCTGCGGCTGGCCCGGTAAAAACGGAAATCATGGGGGCGATAGACCGCCTCAAGATGGAAGCATCGCAAAGAGTTCAGAATCACATGAACTATTATCTGGTAGAGAAGATGCCAGAGTACCGTCCTGAACATGAAAGGCTTTTACTTAACTTAGGTCTTATCGGATCGGCGTTTAAAAAGCTTTATCCAGATCAAAATTTAGGCAGACCAGTAGCCATGTATGTTGGCGCAGAAGATTTGATCATGCCATATGGGTCTAGCGGTGTAATGCACTGCGAGCGCGTCACACATATGATGCGTAAGACCAAAAATGAAATCAAAAAATTACAAGTAAGTGGTTTTTATAGGGAGGTTGAGCTGGGTGAACCCATGCATATACCGACTGACATTGAGAAAAAGAAGGCTGACGAAGCTGGATATTCAATTACGGATGACGATAGATACCATTTGGCTGAGATCCATGTAGATTATGTAGTCCCAGGCGATGAAGATGAGGATGAAATTGCCAAGCCATACGTTATTACGATTGAAAGAGGGTCAAATAAAGTACTTTCTATCCGTAGAAACTGGGAAGAAGGGGATAAAAAGCACCTTAAAAGGCAGCATTTTGTCCAATACACCTATATTCCTGGTTTTGGAGCCTACGGATTTGGTCTTATTCACTTAATTGGTGGTTATGCTAGAGCCGGTACGATGATTATTCGTCAATTGGTGGATGCTGGATCACTGGCTAACCTACCTGGCGGTCTAAAAGCTCGCGGATTGCGCGTAAAAGGGGACGATACACCGATTGCACCAGGAGAATTCAGGGATGTAGACGTTCCTGGTGGTTCAATTAAGGACAACATAATGACGTTGCCTTACAAAGAACCAAGTTCTGTACTCAGTGGATTACTTGCCACGATTACTGACGAGGCAAGAAAGCTTGGCGCAATATCTGACATGAATATCAGTGATATGTCAGCAAATGCACCGGTCGGAACTACGCTTGCTCTATTAGAGAGACAGCTTAAGACCATGAGTGCGG